ATACCAGCAAATCACCACTAGCGGCGTTGACTATAGCAGGTGCTGAAATACTAGATATGTTTAGCACCAAAGATGATGCGTTTAGTTTAGTTACTACCGCAAGTATGAAAGTTTCCATGCCTGCTAAGTTGCCTTGATTGTCAAATGCTGGTGTAGTCATAAGAATCTTAAAGTTTGCTAGTGGTGCAATACTTGTAATGTCATTGTTAGATGGCACAATATAAGGATCACCAGGTGTAACTACTACGCTGTTAGCCAGTAGTGTTGCCGGTGGAAATGAAAAGGTTGACCACACGCCTGCATTGGCTAAGTCTGTTGCAAGTGTGCTGCGTAATGTAGTTATTGCAGCTGGCATTAGCCGACCAGTGAGTTAGGACTAGAATACGGCTGGATGAGACCACGCACTCTGTTAATCAGCTGATAACCCATGCGATATGGGCTTGCAGTGATCCCATCCATACCTACCCCACCAGTCTGGCTAACTTGACGGCTTTGCCAGATGTCAACAGCCACGATCATCGCAGCCTCTCTTATGGCAGGGGTCGCAGTGTAAGCCTGTGCTTTATGCTCTGGGCCAAGGGCTCGGCCGTATGGTTTAATAAAATGAAATGGGTCGTCTGCAGATACTTTTGCGTATTGAATAATGCTGTAGCCGTTAGGGTATGAACTAAATGCGTATGTACTCCAGAATGCTGTGCCAATAGATGCTGGCACTGTAGTACCTGGGAATGATCCTGTTAATGTGTATGTGCCATTGTATGTGCTGCCACAATTACTAATTACTAATTGCTGACCAGTCACGAATATGCCTGGGTTTGCTAATACTAAAGTCGCTACATTGTTGCTAATAGATGAACCGACCACTGGTGCATCGTTATGCCATAGGTAACCAGAAATTAGATCCTCTGCCGATTGACAGCATTCTTCCACTGTAGCGTCACTGTATAAAGTGCCAATACCTAAATTACTGCGTAACTCTGCCATCGTTACCATCGCAGCGGCCATAGTGTCCTTTCTTAAAAAGCTCCCCTAGGGCTAGGGCTACTAAACCCTAGAGGATTATTAAAGTGTTTCTGTATTACGCTGTCATGTTGTAGCGTTGTAGGCCACCAGACACAAGTGTCTTAGTTGCCAAGTATCCGTACAGCATCAATTCGATTTCGCCTGATGTTGGGATATTAGTTGAAAGTCTTAGTACTGGACTTTCGTAAATTGCAATTGCTGATGGCACGATGATAAATGCTGAATCATCAATAGTTGTAGATACCATGTTGGCATCAACATATAGATCTAATCCAAGTACGTTTCCACGTAGTGATGTTGGTGCAGATGTACCGCCAGCATTCATTGGATTCTGTGAAGTAAAGATTGGTCGGTCTGTTGAATCCTTAGCACCGATCAATAATGACCACTGTGAAGTACCAGCAATATATGCAGTTGCTAGATCACCTGTTGCTGCGTATGCAGCTGGGCCAGCTTGTGCGATAAATGCCTGAATACCTAGGTAGGTAGTAGCTTGTGATGTTGCAAGTGTGCCACCAGATGTAATTTCAGAAATTACTGCTGAATCTGTTGCCTTGTTGTAGGCACGTGTCATGTTGTCAAGCATCGCCTGGAAGAATGCAGGATTATCAGATGAACGCTCTAATAATTCTACTGAGTAGCGTTGTAGGCCAGCATACTTCTTAACAGTTGCATCTACGTATGAAGATACAATACCTGTCTCAGATGGACCAGCACCTTCAGCTGTTAATGCCACTGTACCTGAAGTTGTAATCTTAGGATGTGAGATAGTCATTCCAGAAGTAGGAATTACTTTAGCTCCACCACATGCTTCAATTGTTGGACGTGTTCCAATAAGAGTATCAATTACAGTTGTTGCATAAGATACTGGTGAGAATGCTGGGTTAGTTGTAAATGAATCATCGGCAGCAGTTACTTTAAGTGCCTTTGCATCTTCGCCTCTTACCCATAGACCAGCTTCGTGATCTCCTAATTGTGCCTTTACTGCATATTGCAGGTATTTGGCTTGTGAATTGATTGGCGAACGTGGCTCAGCATAGATAGCAGCACTAATTGTTGGACGTGCGGCTTCTACTGGAGCAACCTCTGCCGGTGTAACAGTTGGCTCTGGAGTTGTATCCAAGATAGCCTCACTTTCCGTAGTAGTTGGTGTTGCATCTGTTTCGCTTTCGCTAGCAGCAACTTTAGTTACATTTGCCTCGGCAAACGCCGGTGTTTCAACTAAGCTAACTTCTTTAAGAGTTGCCTTAGTTACGTATAAATAATCTTTAGTTTGTTTTGATGCAGTTACTTCCACGCCTACAGATAGGCCATCAATTAACTGCTCGCTTGCAAGTGTTAATGCGTCTTGACCTTGCATAGATGCACTGATCTTAAATGATGCGTAAATACCATCTTCTGCTTTTTGAAACTTTTGCATACGTCCTATTGGCTTATCTGCTTTATGTTGCATAAGCATTTTAATCTTGCCAGGGTCGCCAATATCTATAGAATCCTTAGCAAAGACAACAGCACCAGCAGAAGTGTTGCCTACTCTTTCATACGGAACAATTTTGCCAGCAATTACTCTGCGCTCAGTATCTGAACTTTCTATTGCACTACTGAATGTAAGTAGCATCTTCACTCTCATTTCCGTTAGGGGTCATATCTTCCATCTCTTTAGCTTGTTCAATATCTATAAGTCCTAAAGCCAGCATTTTCTCTAGGGTTTCTAATCTTGTTTTGTCATCTGATCGTAAGAATGTTTCGCTTATGTTAAAGCGCACAGTATGGCCAGCAGCTGTTATATCGTTCATGCTTAGACGATCCTCAATAGCACAGATATAAGGCTGTAGTGAATAGGCTACAAATTCTTTGCGACCATCAATTATATTCTGATAAGTCATGCTGTTATTCATATCTGCACTTATATAATATGCAGGTACATTCATAGCACGTGCCACCTGTGTTGCTGCGTATTGCTGTGCATCGTTGTACATCATATCTTTAGGACTAAAACCTACAGTTTCATAAGATAATGTGCTAGTTAGGTATGCAGTAGATCTGGATTGACGTGCTGCTTTCCAAGCTGCTAATAATCCTTGTACTTGTGATTCTGGCATATCTGCCCCAGTGTTTTTTAAGAATCCTGTTGCCATCGGTGTCTGTGCTGCTACAGCTGCAGCTTTTTCCAAATCTAATGCACTTTGTATTGTGCGTGCGCCAGTTTGTAATACACCTTGTGTTAATCCTTGGAATGTGATTAAAGATCCTGGGCCATCCATTGGTACTTTTTCACCATCTAATGTGTAATACAATACTTGAGTGCCTTTAGCATTTAATTGTGCATTTACTCTTAGATTACTTACCCATTCAAAACGTGATGGCCGTAAATCGTCTGCATACACTTCCGTAACAAGCCAATAAGCGCATCCATAGAAAATTAGTGAATCAATGGTTGCGCTTATCGTAACGGATCTAGGTTGACGGATGTCTGGCTGCTCTAACCATACTGGAGATTTTAATTCTTGGCCAGTAGATTTTTTGTAAAGTTCTAAAGGTAAATAACTAATTACACCAGCAATTAAATTGCGGCATCTTGCAACAGCTGGTACTTGCATGGCTAGTGATCGGTCTAATGGCCCATAACCAAAAGTGTTTCCAACGCCACCATACGCATAGCCATCATTCATAACGGCAGGGGCGTATTGCGCTTGGACAGTTTTATTATTAGTTATACCCAAAGCAGACAATAGACCCATATGTATACTTTATAGCATAAATGGTACTAATAGTGCAAATTAGACAAAGATTTGCGCAGTTTGTTGTGGGCGTGTCAACTGGCTTACAACCATAGCCAAAGATATTGCAGCTGTAACATCTCCGGCAGATTTTCTACGTATTATGCGCCAGCCTGCATCGCTAGTCTTAGCAGCACAGTTATTTAGGTGCTGTACTAAATCTGCTTGACCACTATGCACCATCCTGCTATTAGCCATAGCATCAGATAAATCCGAGCATGCTTGGTAGAAGGCTAGACCTGATACATCTTGCATACGCCATCCGCTTTGCTCTAATCGTGTTGCTATTGACTGCGTGGCGTACTTGTCAAAGCAGATTATATGTGGATGGTATTTACGTGCCCATTCATTTACATCGCTAGCCATCTTAACTTCATCTATTGCAATATCACTATGCCACAGCTGTGCAAGTCCTACGGCTATCTTGCCGTCTTTCATCTGGCCCATAATTAACGCACCTGATCTGCGTGTAGGTGCAATATCAAAGGCCATTATAGTCATTGGCCCGACAGGGATCTCTAACGTATTGTCGCTGCATGCTTCTATACTTCCATAGACCCAGGGGCTAACTGTAGAATCTACCCACATACAAAGCATCTCACATTTTGTAGCTTCTACGCTGTTTGTGTTTACTGATTCTTCTAATGTTTGCTCTGTAATTAAATGACCTAGTGCAGGATTAGCCATAGCCCACGCTTTGCGGTCATGTATCTTAGAATGTTGCGGCGCACTGTATTCATAGAATCCTAAATTATTTGGCGGATAGGATAAGCATCTTTCTCGTAAATCATTTAGCACTGTACTAAATCCATCACCTGCGTTACTTGTCATAAGTGTCATAGCGTTGGGCCTTGCACGAGTGACTGGCAGTGCAGCTGTAAACGCTTCTGTAGTCCATTCACGTAACTCGTCTATGTATAGAAAGTCTGCAGTCTTACCACGTGGTGCATCTCGTGTTGCAGCTGCTATCTCATAACGTGCGCCATTAAGTAATGTAATAGATTCTTGACCATTAGCCAGGCGTATCTGTCTTACTTGTTTTTTTAGAAACTCATTGTCTTCTATCGTGTATGCGACTTGTCTAAATGTATCTAATGCCATATTCCGGTTAGAGGACATGCCTAGCACGTTTTTAGATTGCCATAAGAATAAATGTGAAAGTATAAGCATGCGAGCCAAGTGCGTTTTGCCATTTTGCCGGGCTACTAATATGAGAGCTGTCTTTTTGCGCCAATTATCTGCATCATCTACAGCTAGTAAATCATCTAAGACCCAGCGTTGCCAGGGTATAAGCGGCATGCCAATTTTTACAGCTAGATCTGCTACCTCTTGTGATTTAGATAAACCTTTTAATAAAGGCGTGTGAATTCTAGGCTCAGTGCTGCCAATTAGCCCGACCCCTCGTGGCGTCTGTTTTACTTCCGTATCATTCTGCATCAAAGTTAAGCGTATCAGGTTTAATAAATGGTGAGTCTGGCACTGTTCGCACCGTCTCAGGGAGAGAACGTTGTGA